GAACTTACTTCAATCCTCTCCGAGCAAATCGCTCTTGAGATTGACCGTGAGATTCTTGCTGACCTTGTTAACGGTGCAACCGCTGCAACCTACTACTGGTCACGTTCCCCAGGAATGTTCTTGAACCGCGAAACTGGCCTCGAAATCGGCGCTAGTTCAGCTGCTCCAGACTTCACGGGTACCGTGAGTGAGTGGTATGAGACTCTTGCAGAGACTATCAATGATGTCTCCGCACAGATTCACCGCAAGACTCTGCGGGGTGGTGCTAACTTTATCGTCTGCGGACCTGAAGTTGCCAACGTCCTTGAGTTTACGGCTGGATTCCGTGCTTCTGTCACTAATGATGATGAGAAGGGTTCCATTGGTGCTGTCAAGACTGGCTCGTTGAGCAAGAAGTTCGATGTTATCGTCGATCCTTACTTCCTCCGCAACGTCATTCTCGTCGGTCGCCGTGGTGGCTCATTCCTTGAGTCTGGTTATGTATACGCACCTTATGTGCCGCTACAAACTACTCCCACCATCTTTGGACCAGAAGACTTCGTGCCTCGCAAGGGCGTGATGACTCGGTATGCCAAGCAGATGGTTCGTCCCGATATGTACGGCCTCGTTGTCGTCCGTGGACTTCTAGGTGAGTCAGGTTCCTGATAACTAATCAGTAACGCCAATATTGAAAGCCCCCATCGGTTATTCTGATGGGGGCTTTCTTTTGTGAAAGTATCACTGACAATTACGCAGATTGTCAACTTTGAGCTTTTTGAAACTACTTACTTGAGAGGTGGCATGCAAGCCATTTCATACCATTATGTTTTTGACATGAATATAAACGGAGGGTTTTAAACGATGGGAAGTAGACGAATAGGATTAGCGCGTACACAAGCTTTGGTCCAACAATTAAAAAGAGATTTAACAATGGGAGGTTCCACTTTTGTGGATACCAAGTTGTTAGGTAAATCATATACAGCCGGCACCGGACTGCAGTCAGGTAGTATTACCGGTCCTACAGTGCGTGTCCAAGAGATGAACGGCGAGGTGATCACTGCTATCACTCTAGATCTGCAAGGTCTTAGTGGAAGTAATGGCGCCCCTTTCGTAGTTATCGGCAATGCAGAAAGCCCCACGGATCCAGCATATCTATATCAACACGATGACGCTATTAACGGTATCTTATATAAAGCAGAACTAAGTTGTATTGAATTGGGTGATGCCGCCGTTAACGTCGGTGCCACACTCGATTTTGCCCTTTCGGCCAGCACAATAGGTACATATGGACAAGGTACCGTCGCCAGTGGAATGGGTGACCCCTTTGTTGTAGCGGCACCATTCGCTGCTATCGGTAAGGGCCAGACTCTTGTCGACAACCTTGTTAACAGTAGTAACGATGGTTATGTATACTTGGTCAATGGTGCAGCAGGTAGTGGATCCGCCGGTCAATATACAGCCGGAAAGATTATTATCAGACTGTATGGTCATAAAGACTTCTAGTATTAATATATTTTACTATATTCTATGGGGCCCTTCCACAAATGAAAGGGCTCCATTTTTAGAAAAACACCCATATCTCGAAAAATACCGCCGGCAATTTTTGAGATTTCCGTTTTTCATTTTTTAAAACTACTTATTATAATGACCTAATACAAGGAGAATCATTATGCACCCCAGACGACGCTTATGGCTTAAACGCCGCAGTAACACCCCAGAAGCAGCAGTAGCCCCCGCGGTAGCTGTGACAAAAGAAGTACAGCAACTCAAGCCTGTGGCTAAAGAAACGCCACTCGCGCCCCCTGTAGTTGAACCACCGGCCCGCACCGCACCTATGCCCATGAGATCCAAAAAAGTTGTTTCCAATGCCGCGGCAGTGTCCAAAAGTCGCGACAGGAAAACATCTTCAAGAGAAGAGAAGAAATAACACCCTCTATTGTTGATTTGCTTTCAGCCTCACTATTTATGTAGTAGGAGTACCCGTGCATGCCGACAAATTTAAACCCAGTATCGCAAACTAGCGCAATAGTATTAACTTCAACAGGGAGTACTGCTCTAGTCACAGCTTCACTACCTTTTGGTATCTATACGGGTTCTGCCGCATTTATTAGTGGCGCATCAGATCAAGTTGCTTATGTTTATAAGAAGCTTGGTGGTGATGTTGTTGATATTGAATTGACGGCTAACAATGTATATGCAGCATATGAAGAGGCTGTATTAGAATATTCTTATATAGTTAATTTGTACCAAGGAAAGAATGTACTCTCTAGTGTGCTTGGTTCAGCTACTGCCTCTTTCGATCATAAGGGTGATATTCTCACGGGCCCGTCTGGTTCAAACCTCAAATACCCGCGCTTCTCGCTAGGCTATTCACAGAGAGTCGGTGATGCTGCGGCCGCGGCAGGCGGCATGGGCGGTACACTTCCACAGTACTCTGCTTCTTTCACACCAGTTAGAGATAAACAAGATTATGATATCCAGAATATTATTTCAGCATCTTCCGCCACCGGCGCAGACGATAGTGGATACGCCGTCCCGTTCGCTGGTAAGGTTGGAAACAAGCGCGTTATTATTACTAAGGTTTATTATGTCACACCCCGCGCCATGTGGAGATTCTACGGCTATTATGGAGGACTGAACGTAGTAGGGAATAACAGTACCTATGGTCAATTTTCAGATGATTCAACATTTGAAGTAATACCTACTTGGCAGAACAAAATGCAAGCCATGGCATATGAAGACTCCATTACTACACGTACTTCAAACTTTTCTTTCGAATTAATCAACAATAAGCTTCGCTTATATCCTACGCCAAGTGATTATGGTTTTTCAAGCACAGACGATAAGTTTTGGGTTAGATTTTATGTAGCCTTAAACCCATATGAGATGGATGGAGTGATCGATACCGGTATTGAAGGCGTTAATAACCTTAATACATTACCCTTCGACAATATCCCCTATCAAAACATCAACTCAATGGGTAAACAGTGGATCCGAAAGTATTCATTGGCTCTTTGTAAGGAGATGTTGGGACAGATCAGAGGGAAATTCACCACCATTCCAATTCCAGGCGAAAGTGTGACGCTGAACTACAGCGATCTCCTTTCACAAGCTAAAGAAGAGCAGCAGCAGTTAAAGGATAAGCTAGCAGAGATGCTTAAAGAGACCGAATACGTTGCACTTGCCAAACAAGATCAAGAAATTACTGATGCAGCCACAAACGTCCTGAAGGTTACACCGCTGCCAATCTTTGTAGGGTGATAAGGGATGTCTGATGAATGGAAGAGACCCGCAGCCCCACCTCCACCTCTATTCCTAGGTAAGAAAGAGCGTGATCTGGTTAAGCAGGTCAATGATGAGTTAGTAGAAAAGATTATTGGACAACAGATCCTTTACTATTCCATTGATATGTCCCTTACTAGGTTCCATGATCTATATGGAGAAGCAGTTGAAAAAACATTCCTACCTCCTGTTCGTATATATGCTCTTGTTAAATTTGATGAAGAGGGCACAACTTATATGAATGATGTTGGTGTTGATCACAGCAGCATAATCACAGTTTATTTTCACCGCCGAAGACTTACAGAAGATCAGGACTTGTTTGTCCGCGAAGGCGATTTTGTTTTATATGGCGAGACATATTATGAGATGACCAAAATAGAAGAGCCTCGTAAATTATTTGGACAAGTTGGTCATACTTTTGAAGTAGTTGCCACTTGCAAACGAGCCAGAAAGGGGTTGTTCGATGCTACCTGATAATTTTGATTTCGCCATGCTCCCCACTGGTTCGGGGGAATACCATTTAGAAGAATTAGGTATGTTAGCTTCTACTATTGAGGACATAGATCACTCTTTAGTGTCCTGGCTTAAAGAAGATTTAGACCTATCCACAATCACAAACGAGGGCTTTAAGAAAGTCCCAGTTCTATGGCAAGTACCAGAACGTTCGTTTCAAGTTAAACATGCCAAAAATTTAAGAGATGGCAAGAATATTGTACTGCCTGTTCTTAGTGTAGAACGAACTGCTATCTCCAAGGATCCAAGTCGTAAAGGTTCCTTCCAAGCACAGATTTATTCCCCCGACAAGAATGGGAGAGCCGGCCGATTTGTAGTGGCACAAAGAATCGTTCCAGACAAAACACGCAACTTTGCGGTCGCTGCAGGAACCAGAACCAACACCGGTGGCACAGAACAACGCCATTATCCGAGAGTAAATAAGAAAGTAGTAATACAAACCTTATCCATACCAATCCCAGTTTATATAAGTGTCGACTATAAGATCAGCATCAAAACAGAGTATCAGCAACAAATGAATGATCTTGTTGCACCATTTATCGCAAGACCGGGCCAGATCAATTCCTTTATTTTACAGCGGAACAATCATCGTTATGAAGCATTTATTCAACAAAGCTTTACTCACAACAATAACGTAGCCTCTCTTGGAGACGACGAACGCCAATTTACTACCGAGATTACCATAAATATTTTGGGATATTTGATTGGTGAAGGTGTTAATGACGATCGTCCAATCATCCGGATCGATGAGAACACAGTCGAATACCAATTTCCACAAGAATCAGTCGTCCCAGCAGGAAACTATAACCTATGGGGCAAAGATTAGTTCAGGAAGTGGAATATCAAAACTTGCCTATCCTTTTGGAAATGAAAATACTATTTAAAGTATGATTAGGCATCGAATATGCTTGCTTTTCAAAAGAGGAACCACAATATGTCAGTAAAAAGCTTTAAGTTTGTATCTCCTGGGGTGTTTATCAACGAAATTGATAATTCTTTCATCCCCCAGTCGCCAACAGCACAAGGACCTGTTATTATCGGGCGCTCAATTCGCGGACCCGCAATGCAGCCGGTTACAGTTGAATCTTATTCAGATTTTGTCAACATGTTTGGAGATACCGTCGCTGGTAATGCCGGCGGTGACATCTATCGTGACGGAAACTACCAATCACCCATGTACGGAACATATGCCGCCAAGGCATTCATGCGCGCAGCCGTAGCTCCCGTAACATATGTCCGACTTCTTGGACAACAGACCACAACCAACAACGGCTCAACCGGCCGCGCAGGGTGGGGAACAACTGGGGTGCCAAAAGACAGTGCCACCATCGGCGGCGGCGCGATGGGGCTTTTTGTATTTCCAAGCGGTAGCGCTCCAGCCACCAGCTTCATAGGCGCTAGTGGTGGTCAACTAGCAGCTATCTGGTACGTACAGAGTGGTTCTGTTGCGTTGGTAGGAACTATAGCCGGCGGGACCACCGCCGTTGCAACATCCTCATGTGCAATGATCGCTAGCGATACCAACGGTGTATTCAAGATAGAGATCGATGGCGCCATCGGCGGCAAAAAAACAATCAGCTGCAACTTTGATGATAATAGTGATCTTTTTGCCCGTAAACGCTTTAACACTAACCCACAACTAACCAGCACCCAAGGAGCGTTCTACACTTCTGCTTCACACGAAGACTACTGGCTTGGTGAAACATTCGAGCAAGAACTTCGTGAAAGAAGCCTCACTGGTGGTTCACAACTCTTTGGTATTGTTGTTGGACTCGGTTCAGGATCTGCTGCAGGGGGCACTTATGCAGCCTCTGATCGTGCAACTGGTCCAGCACGCATGCTCAATATTCCTTCTCAAGAGGCTGTCGCAGGATGGTTTGTTGGTCAGGATCTGGGTACCGCCGCATCGTTTTCTGCCCCAAGCGCTCAAAAGTTGTTCCGTCTTATTGGACGAGGGCACGGTGAGTGGCTGCAGAAGAACATCAAAGTTTCTATAGAGAAAATTCGTCAGTCGTCTAACTCGACGTCAGAATATGGAACATTTTCCCTTGTCTTACGCTCACTCCTCGACACCGATAACGCTGTTGTGGTTATTGAGCGGTTTGATAACCTTACTCTAAATCCCGTTTCTCCCAATTATATCGCTCGTAAAATTGGTACCCAATATCAAAAATGGAATGCTACAACACGAAGCCTTAGTACTGTCGGAGATTACCCAAATCTTTCCAAGTTCATTCGCATAGAAATGGATTCAGCTATTGATGGGGGTGCCTCTGGACTCGAGGCTCTATTGCCGTTCGGCTATTTTGGTCCTCCCAAATTCCGTGATGTTGGTGCGGTGCCAGCCGCGCGCGCTTCTGCATCATTAGACGACTCTATCATAGGTGTTGGAATTTTAACTCCAGGTGCAGAAGGTGTCGGCGGGTCGGCTATTAGCTCGTCATACGCTAGCAGCGGCGCCGGTATGTTGTCATGCTCGTTCAACTTCCCAGAGGTTCGCCTCCGCAACCAAGCAACTGACGGAGGTCTTTCTGACCCAACGAATGCCTACTTCGGCATGGAAGTAACTCGAACAGCCACAAGCACTTCTCCCGATAAGAGTGTTGCAGATCCCCACCGCCTATGGTACTCTTCATTGGGTACTGCAGCTGGAATTCCCGTTGATACAACCGGAGCATCTTACAATGCTTCTACTTCTGTCATCGAAGGGTACGCATATGTCTTTACAATGGATAACGTGAGCGCTTCGCAGGCTAATGTATACACTTATGCCTCTGGTTCTCGCAAGACTGGATTAAGCTCCACTGCGCGCAGCACCAACACATACCAAACACTCCTGAATGCAGGATATGATCGCTTCACAGCGCCTTTCTGGGGCGGCTTTGACGGGTTCGATATTACGAAGCCTGATCCACTCTACAATAAGGGTATTACTGACATCAGTACCCCTACAGAAGACAACTCTTACGCTTATCACACATTTAAGCGTGCAATTGATACTGTGGCTGATCCAGAATACATCAACATGAATCTGATTTCTGTCCCCGGACTAACTGTGGACGCACTGACCGGTCATACGATTAACGTTTGCGAAGAACGCGCTGACTCTCTGGCTGTTGTTGACTTGGCTAATGTTTATGTGCCGAGCCACGAACAGTATGAGTCCGACGCGTCAAGCCGAATTGGCACAACTCCATCCCAGGCTGCAAACAACCTCCGCGCTCGACGAATAGATTCCAGTTACGGCTGTACTTTCTACCCGTGGGTTCAAACCCGAGATGAGGCCACTGGGCAACTTGTGTGGATCCCGCCATCTGTCGCAATGATGGGTGTTCTCGCGAGTTCTGAAAAAGCTTCGCATCTTTGGTATGCTCCTGCTGGTTTCAACCGCGGTGGACTCACTGACGGCGCAGCAGGTATCCCAATTATGAACGTGACCGAGCGATTGGTGTCGAAAGACCGAGATCTTCTTTATGACGCTTCTATCAACCCAATTGCTTCTTTCCCATCCACAGGTATTGTGGTCTTTGGGCAGAAAACACTTCAAGAGCGCCAATCTGCGCTTGACCGCATTAATGTGCGTCGTTTAGTTATCTACTTGAAAAAGCAGATTTCCGTTCTATCTACCCAAGTGTTGTTTGACCAAAACGTTCAATCTACATGGAACCGCTTCAAATCACTTATTGAACCTTTCTTGGCAAATGTTAAGGTTCAGTATGGTATTACTGACTATAAGTTAATTCTTGATGAGTCGACCACAACTCCTGATCTTATTGATCAGAATATCATGTATGCCAAGATCATGATCAAACCCGCTCGAGCAATCGAGTATATCGCGATTGATTTCGTGATCGCATCTTCGGGTGCATCTTTTGAAGACTAAAAAAGATAACAGCACTATTTACAATTATAAGGAGTAACACAGTATGGCATTCTGGTCCAACAATTTCGCCGAGGGCGCGCTATTAGAACCGAAAAGGGCTTTTAGATTTAAGGTTGAATTTACCGGTCTAGATTCTTCCAAGAACGGAGGTACTTCAATCGCGTGGTATGCAAAGACGGCTACAAAGCCCTCTTTTGCGATTAGCGCAGCAGAGCACAAGTATCTTAATCATACTTTTTATTACCCTGGATCGGTTACATGGAACGATGTTTCGATCACATTGGTAGATCCTACCAAGCCAGATATGGCTGGTACCTTGGCATCCATTGTCGAAGCTGCTGGTTATTCGCCGCCCGCGAACCCAAACAGCTTAACTTCAATTTCAAAATCCCGCGCAGCGAATGCTTTGGGCAGCGTGATTATTACTCAAGTTGATGCTGACGGCAATGAATTAGAAAAATGGACTCTGTGGAACGCATTTATTACAGAGCTTAAGTTCGGCGACCTTACATATGGAGAAGATGCTTTGACAGAACTTAGCGTCA